AGAGTTACAGTTGCAGAGCCTGGACGTAAATATGTAATTGGAATTAATAACTTTAGTTCTAATTTAAAGCTTACTTCTAGAGATTGTATACGTGTTCGTTATTTGGAACCAAAAGATGCTCTTAATCCTACTATTAAAAAAGTATGGTCTGATTTTGTATACCAAACACCAATAGCACGTACTGGTACTAGACCAGCTAATATAGCAACTCCTCTAAGTTTTACTACGTGGGAGGATTAAAATGAATAAATTAATATTAAAAACTACACGTGATATGGTAAATGAACCAATAGTTGTTCATATAATGAAATATGATAACTCTATAAATAAATTAGTTAATATATCTGGGTATGAGTTTTCTTCAGTTACATCTAATGATAAAATAGTAGAATTAGATTTAGGACAAGATTTTAAAGCTAAAACTGGAGAAGATAATGTAGTTAAAATACCATATGGAGCTATAGCTAGAATAGAATGTCCAAAAGGTAGTGAACCTGTTTTTATAGAAGACATGTTATCATTAAGTCCTACAAAGAATGCTGCTATATATGCTAGAGAGTTCCCAGATGAAGTGTCTAATATAGAATCAGTTGTAAAAACTAATGATGGGTTTAAAGTAACTCTTAAAGAAGCAGAACCTGGTACACTAGAATTATACGAAGTATCAGACAAAGCTAATCCAACTAGAGTATTACAAAGATTAACACTACCAACATCAGCTGGAAGTACTATATATACATTTACACCAACTACTCCTATTAATGCTGCATCAAATGTAGTATCGGTTAGATGGGCGACAGCTGATCATAGTAAGCATGCTGGAGTAAATATATCATCAGTTGATGTTTCTACTGCTCCACATATTGAAATTACTGGGCTGTCTTTAAATAATGGCATATTAGAAGCATCTATCAATAATATGGATAGTAATAGACCATTTAAAGCTACAGAAGCTGATGTTACATTTACTGATAGTAGTAATAAAACTATGGTATTACGTGGAACAGTGGAGAATAGTCCAATTAGTGGTAAAGGTAAAATAACATTTACTCCATCAACTAGTAGTAAACTTAATAATTTAGAAAATATAGGAACTGCTAGTGTAACTTTAATTGGTGACGATAGTAATAAAGTTAATTATAGTTACAATATTACACCATTTAAATCAAATTCGAATGGTATTAAAGCTAATTATAATGATATGACATTTAATGATGCTGGTAATAAATTAACTATGTTAATTAAAGATGAAAAGAATGTACCAGATTCATCATTAACATTATCATCTCTAACTAACGAATATGTTGCTGGTAAATTATTACATAATCCACCAGTTATTACTAAAAAGTCTATATCTGGAAATAAATATTGGGAAGTAGTGATAGATAATATTAGAACTATACCAATGAATAGATTATACAATACTAGAATGGATTTATCGTATAATGAACCAAATAAGTTATCACAAAATATAGTAGTTGAAAACGTTAAAGTATCGTCTGATCCAGGTATAGTACCGTCACCAGGACCTAGTCCAACACCGGGGCCTACTCCTGGAACAAGTGAACCAGAAGTTAAATCTATGACTAATACAGTTGCATATTTTAATGATGAAACTGGAAATTTAGAAATAACTATGAGAGGTCCATACGATATACAAGCTGATCAATCTTACAAAATTAGAGATATAGTTCTAGTTCGTGATGATAGAGAAGTATATGTACATCCTAGTGTGGAAGTTGTAACTGGTACTAATGATATTAAAATACGTACTAATTATAGTAGTAGTTACGGGCCTATTGATACAGTAAGTTTTAGATATAGTTTTGCTAATAAAGTATGGAGTCCAGTCCAAGATATAGACTGTCCTGATATATTTAATGAATATATAGATAGAATTGCTGATAGAATAAAAGCTTCAGACTATACTATAAATGAAAATAACTTAATTATATCTAATGGTACAACTTTTATACCGATTCCTTATAGTGTTATAGTTAAAAAGACTATTCTTAATAACTCAACTAATACAGAATCTAGTAATATAAATATAAAGAATAGAACTGCATTATTTAAATTAGGAGTTCTTAATAGTAGTGGAAGTGAAGAAGAGGACTTAAATGGATTTACACTAAACTTTACTTATAATTATTATGATAAAACTATTGAAATAACTAAGGAATATAGACAACTAGTAGAAACACTTGATGTTGATAAGGTTAAAACTGTTAAATGGAATATATTAAGTCCATATGATGTATGGGGAGATTGGATTGAACCATTTGATAATCCATCTAATCCTGATAATAATGGTATCAAACAGTATGCTAATATATTAAAACCAATATATGAAAAGGATATAGATGCTGAACATCTTATATCTTCTAGTGATAATATAAGATACATTATTAAGCATCCTAGTGCATTAGCATTAAATGAAATATATAATGTATTTCCTATGTTGCATATGGTAGACAGGTTCCCATTAACAGATAATATTACAAATATATGCTGGTGTGCTAAATTAAAATTAAGTCAATCTAATGACGGGTATATGTTTAGAAATGATATCCATGATATTAGACTTAAATGTAAATTCATGCTTAATGATGAAGAAAAAGTTGTATATGTTAAATTTAAATCAGTTAAAAAGCTGATAGATACAGTTGAATGTATAGACCCTTATTTAGTAAATGATGCTGGTCAACCAATTAGTATGGCAGATTTCGATATTTATGCTGATGCTATTATGAATGGCATGCCATTCGTCACTAAGAATAAAGAACGTGTTAAAACTGCTATTAAGTCTACTTATTCTCATTTTATAAGCGATGCTGGTACTAGTAAATATCTAGTAACACATCCATCATCTTTAAATGTAGATTACTTTGATTTCAAATATAGTAGATGGGGAGAACATAAACAAATATTCCCATTCACATTAGTTATAGGAGATATAGTTAACCTTAATTTAGCGGATATATATAACCTAGACACACATGATGGTTTTGATACTGCTTATAAATATATTAAGAATAATAGTACATTTGCATTACCTACTAGTAAAGTTGGAGTAACAGTAACACCAGAAATTACATTTAAAAATAGACAAGTAATTTCTTTACCAGAACAAGTATTTAAAACTAATAATGGTACAAAATATATGAAACTGAATAAAGTACTTTCTGAAGTTGGTATTACTGCTACTAATATAGTAACACCAATGTTCAATGATGTTATAAATGAACAAGATCAATCTCGTACAGAGATAACAGCATATAATGCTGCATTTTTACCAGCAATGAGTAACTTTGCATTTAAGTTTAGCCCAGATTTTAAAAAGTTACACTTTAATCAAGGTGTGGAGTATAAATTAATGAGCCCATTATTGTATCCATATAAAAAGGTTGAAGATCGTTATAGAGATTTTACTGAAAGTAATAATATAACTCATATTAAGATTAATTATATAGGTAAAGCTAATGTTGGTAATAAGAATATAATAAATCTTACACCCGACCAGATTAAGAATTTAAATATGTTTACTGTTAATTCTATTAATTCTAGTAGTACAGTACCTAATCCTAGTATAACTGGAATAGACACTGCATCTAATATTGCTAATGGAAATAGAACTAAAGATATGCCAATATTTTTAGATCCTTACTTTGGATTATTAAATACTAGATATCCAAATAGAACATCTACAAATTCTAATTTCCCTGTAATCGAAACTGCTAAGATTAAAACTTCAACTCCATTTACAGTAGAAAAAGGTGTAGATGAAACATATCAAACTGGAAAATATAACTATAACATATATAAATATCCTAAAATAATGGAAATTCATAATAAAATGAATAAAAATATTAATAATTTTTATTATATAGATAAAGGTATTCCTTTTATATACCCGTCTAGTAGTAGTGATACAAAATATTACCCAGTTTTAGCTAAAGATTATGATATTTATAATAATTATTCCACTATAAAATGTCTAGTTGATCAAACATATAATTCACCTAATTTATTAGCAAAACCTGTAGTTCTTAAAGCTAGTAAAGGTACTGATGATAATATGTTATCAGAATATCAAAAGGTTTTCTATAAACAAGTTCCTCACTATATATTTACAACTAGTGGAAATATAGATGATAGTTCTAATAAAGAAATCTTTAACTTCAGAGAACTTAAAAATGATAATCATGACTATGTAATAAAATATCAAGTTAAGTTTGAAGACGAAGATGATTATAATGAAAATGAATTAGTTTATTATTTACCATCTATAGCAATAGAAAATTCATTACTTGATACTTATAATAAGTTTACATTGAATGATATTAAAACTATAGAACCAGAAATAAATAAAACTAATGCATTTGATATTATTAAAACATTAGAAAATAAAGAACTTGTTACATTAACTGATAATAATAAATCATTCTGGAATAAAGATATAGAATCAGTTAATCTAAAACCTTATATAACATCTAATATATTTATTAACGATAGAAACTCAAGTGCTAGTCGTTATATATTAGACACAAATGTATTACTACATAGTTATATAAGAACATTAGCTGTATTTCATGATGAATTTGAAGCTATTTATACAGATAAAACTAAGTCACCGTTTGATGTGGCTAGAGAGTATTTAAATACACACGAAGATCATGACCCATTTTTAATAGATTATAGAAATAGTGCATATTTAGATATCCATACAAGTGGTACAGATACAGAAACACGTAAACCAGAAATGTTACAATTTAATCGTGTTATAGTTAATGAATTAACATCTAAAAATACATGGGATACACAATTATATATTGATGATGTTGATAAGTTAATATTCTTTAATACATTTAAAGAACCAATGAATATAGCATCTGATACAGAACTAGCTTATGGAAAATTAAGATATTTATCAAATTCATTTCCTGTAATTTTTTCTAGTGGTATATCTGACTTAGATGTTACTGTAGATGAAACTAAGAAGGTTAAGATTTATGCTGAATTTGTAATTCCGCCATCACGTACTTACCCGTCTATTACTACTAATAAAACATTATTTGAACATAGTGTGATAAAATTAGAAAGTCAAGTAGTAAATCTTAGTGAATTAAAGAATTATGGTAATGATGTAAATCTTGCTTCTCTAATAAGATTAGGATCTAATGGTAGAGATTTAGTAGCATCAGTTGATAAAGTTACTGGATTAGATGCAACTAGAGATTTCTTATATAATAAATTAGTTCCTAATGAATCTGATAGATTCTATAATAGATTATCACCATCTGCAATATTAGCATCTTTAAATCATTGTAAAATAAAAGTTAAAGAAATTCCTGGAATGGAATATCAACCATCAGAAATTGAAACACATGACGGTATGGAGACATATGAATTCCAACCTAATCAAGTAGTAGTACCTAATTATAGTTCTAAAGAAAATATGGATTATCCATTTATATCAGATATCGGTCACAACGGTAAAGCTGCTACTCTTATATTAGAAAGCGAAGGATTTAGTAAAGAAATACCAGTTAATCAGGAATATGCAGTTGCTGACCCTAGTATGTTAACATCTAATGATAAGGTATTTATAATGCAATATGCATGTATGAGTATTGAATCTGATGAAAATTCTAACTTAGATATAAATTTCCAAAGAAAAACATATGTCGCAGAATCATCTGCTAAACCGGACTGGATAAAACTTAATTTACATGTAGGAAATACTACATTCCCTATAATGTTTAGTAAAGTATTATCAACTGAAGAAAATAAGAAATATCCTAAAACTTCAATATATAAATATAAGATGCAGTTAGATCCTGAATGGTTTGATAGATTGAAATCTGATGTTGGTATGGCAGATATCAAAGAAAAATTATATAGTGAAATTAATGGTATAGTAGAAAGTCAATATTATAATCAATTGACTCTTGATTTTGAATTCTCATATAATGGCGTTAATACGTTTACATCATATCAAGCAAATGCATATCATAGTGAACTTGGTATAATGTTAAATGACAGTAGAATAAATCCAAAATGTATACCATTATTTAGAACCATTAGAGATAAAATACAATCATCAAATTAAAGATGAAAATCCAATATAAAAATAGAAAAGAAGGAGGTTAGTTTATAATGATTCTAGATCCTGTAAACTCCAATGATAAAAGAGTATGGTATATACTTAATACCGTAGTAGTACCTGCTACATTTAAACCAGAAATGACACTAGAAGATATAAATAAAATATTGAGAAGTGCACATGAAATGGCTGTTAAAATTATGTTAAATGATAATGAAACAGTTAATATGCTAGGTGCTACATTTGCAGATAGTATCAAAAATTCTTATTTTGAAAATACTATACAAAATAGCTACGGTCTTATAACTCTTAAAACTATTGAGGGGGTTAGCTCTAGATATATTCTATCTAACCTTCTTTTCTATATAGAGAAAAAAAGAGTGTTTGATTATGTTTATACAATGATAACACAAGAAAGTACTATCCCACTTATTAAAAGATATCGTGAGCAAACTGAACAACTAACGTTTATGGATGTTGAAAATAAATCCATTGAATCTGTTCAAGAAGCTACAAAGCAATTATTATATGCTTTGATGATATCGTATGATTTTGATACAATACGTGAATCATGTAATGCTATAACAGATGCACAATTGAGAGATGCTGAAAAGAGTTCTACTATAGTTAACACATTGAAATTTAGTGAATATTTAGTACCTGATTTTGTATATGAAATAGCATTAAATTCTCGTAATTTATCAGCCAATGAAGATAAAATACATAAATATTTAAATGAAGTTCAATTAATACATTTACCACAAACTTATTTTAAATATTACAGAGACGTTTGTAAGCGTAGTGATGCTTCTCGTATTAAAGATGAAGCTGAACGTACTAAAAAGGAACGTGATTCGTATCATTCTATAGTAGGAGTTAGATGTGATGGATTAAATGCTGAAGAGATTGAAGTATTGAATAAGATAGTTATGGAAAATATCTTTATAGATAAGTATAAAGATATAATTAATAAATCTATAATCCTTAGAAATATAAAAGATATCATATTTGATCATAAACATATTAATGATATTGTAACTATAGATAATGATGCTGTATACTTTACAAGTAGTGATGGTAAATCAAAACCAAGAGCATTCCCATATAAAGACAGAATACCATCTGATAATGATAGTACACCTAAGGGAGTAGAAGATATAGACAATGATGAACAAGAAAGACTTAATTCTAGTGATATAATACTATCGACTACTGGAATAGGTCCAGATACGTTTAATCAGCTATATGTAGCTAATACATTTAGTAAAGACCTACCTAAGACTCCACTCGAGCGTATACAACATAGAAGGCGTACTATAAATAGACTTAAATCTAAGTTTAGATCTAATTATAAAGTAATGACTGAATGTAGTGTATTAGAAAAAGGTGATTATTATGATGGATTCCGTTACTTTAAACCTGGAAAATCTAATAATGGAATTTTTAGGACAAATAATGATGAGATGTTGTTGTATGCGTTAATTGAACTTGAGACTAACTATAAAAAGAAGAGGGCCCATATAGATAAGGAGAAAGCTTTACAGCAGAACTCCACGGACCTCAAAGGAGGTAGATTCTAATGTTCATATGTCCATATAACTATGAACTTAATAAAATAAGAAAAAGACTACCAGTTGTAGACTCATTTGAAAAGAAATCTTCTTCATCTATATTTAGTAACGCAGTATTTGGTGTAACTGAAGAAGAATTACAAACTAAGTCGGCTCTTATAAATTTAGGATGCTACGTATTTAGACCTCTTGTTCTACAAGCATTTTCTCGTATTAACCGTAAATATGTTGCTTGTGCGACTTCTAATGGAAAAGAATTCTATTTTCGTAAAGGTATTCTTTATGAAATGGATGACACATATACGAGTCAACCTGATGATATTGTTGGTTATGGTCCATCGTTTCTTTATAATAACTGGAATAATATAGATAAAAACCAGTTTAAGCAAGACCATGGACGTATTTCAAATAAAGAGTTAAAACTTTCTATAACAAAACTTTCACGTGATCAGCTATTTACTAATTATATATATGTAATAGCTCTTGCTTTTAGAAGTGAAAATATTGATAATGGACGTACTGTAAATGATTGGAATGTATTATATTCTGAGATTATACGTGCATCTAATCAATATAAAATGATGAAAGCTGGGGTTGCTGGTGTCCGTGTAGACTTACGTGATATGGAATCTTTAATTCAAAAGGCAGTTTTAGATCTTGGGGATTATATCAAAGATACATTCTTAGGTCCACATGGTGTTGGAAGAGAAGAAATACTTTCTCGTAACGTAGATAATGGTGCCCGTATGGTTATCATTCCTGCTGTATGGAAAGAGAAGAAACTTCGTCAAGCTCGTATTGGAATGCGTGCTACTGGAGTTCCTATGCATTTATTACTTCCAATGTTTAAGGAAACTATTATAAAGTTTTCTTATACTCTTATAGAAGATCTATTCAATGCCGGTTTATTTGAACCAAGAGTAACAAGAGATTTCTTAGCATATTATGATATAGAATTTCTGTCAAACGCGATTACTAATATGAGCGACCCTCACTTTAGAGTAACGGATTTTCCTGCAATTAAGTATGATGGATCATTCACACACATCAAACTTACATTTACAGTTGACGATGACGGTACTGAGACTAAAGTGACTAAGCCATTGTCGTGGACAGAATTCTTTTATATAGTTGTAGAGAGTTATGCTAAACTGTATGATACTCGTATGATTGCTGTTACGAGACCACCAGTTGATAGTATGACTTCTCTACAACCACAAAGACCAGTATGTCTTACTCTATCACCTAATCTTACTAAAAAGGTTAAAGTAATGAATAACTGGTACGTTGATTTTCCGCTAATTACGGAACAGTTAAAAGCCAGATTCCAAGATCAGATATTTGATAGTGGGTCTAGACTTATTGCATCTATAAGTACAGGAATGAATGCTAAAATGGTTGGCCCGTACACAGTAATGTGTGCGTGAAAAGTGTGTTAAAAGCTGGAAACCCCTAAAGCTTTATAGCCTATTTAAAGCGATTACAGCTATATAGGAGACGAAAGTCAGAAATAAGTATAAAGATGTCACACGATGAAATAAAACCCTCTTAAAACGGCTATAAGAGGCTCTAAATGACGTTTACAATGGGCAATCAGCACTCAGATATCTGAGTTCAACGACTATTCCTGAAATGGAAGTACTGACTAAGTAGTTAGGAAATACACACACCCTAATTTATATATGTATATATGTAAAAGGGATTGATATAGTCTGATCTCATATGAAAGTATGAGTAAGTGAATTGATGAACTTAATATGGAACTAACGACTCCATATAAACATAAATAGACCACGATGAACATACCCGTCGCTTCATATTTGAAAGAATGTGTAGAAAATCTTGTTAAAAGCTGGAACTTACTAAAGCCTTTATACCCTAGTGGTGAAGAAATTCAGAAATAAGTTAAAGGATGACATATGGTGAAATACAAGCTTAAGAATCGTTATCTTAAGTCCTAAGTGTTAATACAATGGAGAATCAGCACGCAATGCGTACAACGACTATATACTACAAGTGTAGTTAAAGCAAGACACCTAAGTCAATTATTGATATGGTGATGATCTAGTCTGAACATCTGAGCAAAACTCAGAGCAGTTATTGTAACGATATAAAGCTAACGACTTTATATGAACAATTTGGGGGATACTTTAATGTATAAGCCCATCAATTCCAAAGAGGCCGTAGAAGATGCAAGAAAACAACAAAAATCACCTTTATTTATATGTAACTACGATGGTTCATTAGCTCGTAGAAATCCAGGTAAGGACTGTAACCAAACTTGGTATTCTGTTAGTAGAGACCCTAAACCATCAGATAATGCTAAACCTGCTGATATGAAACATCCATTTATAAAACATCTAATATCACTTACAGATGGACAAATGGATTTAGATCTTATGTATAAATCTTGTATGAGATTTGATATACACGAAGACCCAGAAGTAGGTTTATATGATAGTATTACTATTAAAGATAGAGGTAAAACTATAAAGACTACAGTAGGAAGACTTATGTTAAATAAATGTATGTTATTCCCTGTAGCAAATCATCCAAAGTTTGAATTTCTTAATGAAGTTTGTAACTGGAAGAAACTTAGTAAAATATGGCGTAAAGCTGTAAACTATGCAATGGAAGGAAGTCTTACACAAGATGATGTATTAGATCTTATAGAATCATCAAATGAGTTTGGGCTTAGATTATCTACAGTAGTAAATGCTAGTATAAATGAAGATATGATGAACCCAGACGATGAATTTACTGAATTCAGAGATAAAACTATAGCTGCTGCTAAAAAGATATTTGAAGAAAATGGAGATTATTCTGTACTTGAAAAGGCTGAGAATGAAGTAGTAGAATTTGCAAAGAAACACTTTAAAGATAATGATATGGCAGAACTATATGATTCTGCTAACAAGGCTAAATGGGGAAATGACTTTAAGAACCTTAACATTGTAATGGGAAGTATGCCAGACTTATCTGGTGGTAAACCTGTTTATATAGATAATGCATTAGTTGACGGTATTGATAAATCGTTTTTACCAAATATAACAAACGTTGCCATGATAGGAGCAATGGATAGAGGTCTTAATACGGCGTATGCTGGTACAATATATAAGGATTTATCTCATGGTTTAAACCACATTCAAGGAGTTACTCATGATTGTGGAACTACTGAGGGTAAGATGTTTAAATCAGATGATGAATTTGATTATGTAAATCGTTATATAATAGAAAAAGGCGAATCTATTCTAATTACTATGGACAATGTTCATAAATATGTTGGTAAAACAGTAAAGATGCGTTATCCTTTAACATGTAAAGAAAAGAATGGTCATTTCTGTAGAAAATGTCTTGGTGAATTTATGTTTAAAGCATTGCAACAAGATACAATTCCAATCGGGGTTTATATCTCAGAAGTAGGTTCAAATCTACTAAACGTTCTAATGCAATCTACACACAACTTAGGTTCTAAGATGTTCCATATAAAGAACTTTAATGATTATGTATATCCAGCTGGAGCAGATCTATTTGAACATAAGATAGATCCTATTACAAAACTTGAAAAAGTATACTGTAAAACAGATATCAAATGGATACTACCAATATCAGCAATAGAAGCTGTTGATACTTATTATAAAGTATTAGCACATGGATCTATACTTGATGCAGGAGACGGAAAGCAACATACTATAGTATTTGGTTCGGATGTAAGTACAACACCAACTGAAATTATTAGACCTAAACCATCTGAAGGTGAAGATGAACCTTTAGATAAACACGTTATATTCTGTTATAAGAAGGGAGACTGTTTCTTAAATACAGTTAACTCTGTAAGAAGTAATATGACTGTGTATCGTATGCTTAAAGTATTCTTAGGTGGAAACTTATCTAATTTAGTTCCAGTAGAAACTCACTTAGATACATTAAAGAATAACTTCTTAGCAAACGTAGACCTTGGAGCAGCAGATTTATCTCTAGAAATACTTGTAGCAAGTTTAGCTAGAGATATTAATGATCCTAAGAAACCAGCTAGAGAAACTGGAAGTAAAAAGTATATATTTGCTTCATTATATGAGCTAGCTGTAATGGGAGGAACGTTTAATGCGGTGTTTGGACCGGATGCTGGTAAAGCGTTAATGATTACATTAGCTAAGTCAGAAGAAGAACAAACTAAGACAGTTTCTCCATTAGAAAAAGCTCTTAGAAGCTAGATTATAATGCGTTTAAACGGCTTTATAGGCCGTTTAACGCTTTACTTATTTAATACGATTAATTATACTACTTTATAGTATAAAACGCTGCTATTACGTTATAATAGCTTTAAAATTGATTTTAAATGGAGGTTTAAGATGCAATTAATAGAAATAAAAGTTAAAACTAGCCCTCACGGTAATGATAAGTTCTTAAGTTTTGATTTTGACTGGATATTATGGGCAATACCAACAGCTTATAAAACTATTACAATACCAAAAGGTACTTTTAACAGTAGAAGTATGAAACATTGGCAAAATGATGAAACTATACAAATTATGGATAAAAGTCAAGATGTAAAACTTATATTAAAGAATGGAGACCAAGTAACAGTAACTGGAGAATGGTTCCAATATATATCTAGAATGGCTGGACATGTTTCATATAATCCTAAATACTAGGAGGAATAAATTATGGCTTCAACTGCTAAATTAGTAGACCATCGTTTGCAAATTATGTATAGATTACTAAATAATTTAGTAGTCAAGCAAGAACATAGAGCAAATTCAGACCCTAATGAACCTATATATGCAAAGGAATTTGAGGCATATATGGCTGCATTAGAACAAGCTGATACATTATATGATTATCGTGGTACTATAACTGAAACTTTACTACGTTATCATAAACCAGATATAACAAATGTAGAAATTGCTAATATTTATAGTGATTTCAAGAACTTCTACAATATATTTTCATTTCAAGAACAGTTAAATTTAATGACTGAGCTTAGAAAAGACAGGTTACTATCATACATAGAAGGAAATACTTATTATAGAATGTTATTAGGTGTTCCACCTTTAGGGACACCACCTGAAGAATATGTGTATTATAAAGGAAACCCAGTCCATACAATGAGTTATGGGGAAATACTTAAACTTAAACGTAGTGGAGCATTAGATGTTCTTATACAAGATAATCCAGAAGCTGAATATCTACTTTATGTTGATAAAAGAATAAATCTTATAGAAGCACGTAGAGCTAGACAGTTTGAAGTGTTATGGACACCTAAAACTGATGAGGCTAATGCTTATAGAGAAATGTATAATAAGGAAAGACGTGTATGGATGCAAACATATCATCAAACATATCTAACTGAAAGTACAGACTTTAATGAATCTATAGAACTTACTACTATAAAAATGAGAGCTATTATATATTATTTTATCAATATATATACTACCCCGCTAGGAAAGACATCTTTTACTAGAGAAGAATCTGAAGATTTGTATAAGATGTACGGACTTACATTTCCACAAAATATGCCGGACTCATATAGAAATGCTACTACATATGTATTAAACTATCTTGTAATGTATAAAGGTACAAACTATGTACTAGAATATATTGCTAGAAAGATATTCTCAGGACTTAACCTGTATAAATACTTTATAAGAAAGAGAAGAAAACCAGGTGTAATTGAAACTCCTGGTATGAAATATGATGATTTATATGATGTTGAGTTTATACTTAAACCTTTTAGAGCTATAAATCCATATGATGATATATCAAATCAAAAAGAAAAGACTTATCTAACTGAAGATGAGAAGATGAGACGTAATTTTACTAATATAGAATACGAAGATCCATCATATCATCAAAAAGAAGATAAAGAAATGATATTAACATACGATGAAGTTAAGAAATTAGACCCTAGATGGTCTGATAGTGAAGCGTTAAAGAAACGTGTATTTGAAGAACCATTTTCTTATATAGAATCTAAATATCTAGGTATTGATAATATATTAGATCTTAATAATGTTACAATAGGATTATCAGTAGTTCATAGATATTTCTTACATCATCGTGATATATTGAAAAATTATGAAGTAACTTATCAATCAAATGGTTATACATTTAATTTCTGGGATTTATGGGTATTTTATAATGCTATGATTACTTATAGTATGGGAAGATATCTATTAAAAGATTTTAAAGATGAAAGAATAGATCCTAGGCCTGGAGATGTAGTAGACCGTGTTGATAAAATACTAGGATTTAATACTATAAAAACACATCCTACTATAAGGATGTATTGGCTTATTGTGATGGCACAATATCCATTTGAAACTAAACTGGAAGAATTTCCAGAAGCTGCAAATTCTGATACAGATTTCTTACAACTTATGATTAATACTGATAAGGCAGTTGGACTTGCAAAATTTGTTGATTCTGTATTAACAAAGGCTAGAAACCATATCGAAGTTAATATGATACTTGAAGTTTATAGACATGTTCGTATAATGAGTAAAGAACCAGAAGCATATAATACAGTATCTACATTAGAAGGTCAATCTTTTGTAGAATATTTAGAAAAATATGTTCCTGATTTATATGTATTCTATGAACAACTTCAAGACCAAGGCCAAGACGCAATGTCACT